TCAAGTTATGACTGCAGCATCTTTAGCAATAGATGGACAGTTAAAAGAAGAAGGTTATAGTCCTACAGATCCAGATTATTATACTGAGATAGATCGTAGGATAAAAGAAACATTTCCTCATAAGTTTAGTGGGGAAGTTCGTAAGCAGGTACCAACGTCAAAACCTGCTCAAGTAGTCGCTGGAGCATCTCGCAGCTCTCCAGGTTCTAGTAATAAAGTTAAGCTGTCAAAAGAAGATATTAGACTAGCTAACAAATGGAACGTACCACTTGAACAGTATGCTCAAGAAAAACTAAAAGCTGATAGAGCTGATGGTGAGTATACAACAATTAATATGCAGCGTGGAGGAAAATAAATGACACGAATTAATAGTACACGTAGTTCTGATTTAAGAGAAAAGAATACTAGAGAAGAAGTAGAATGGACATTTGAAGAGACTAGTGCTCTTCATATACCTGATGCAGTTATAGAGCGTTTCACCAACGAAGGTATGACACTTGGATGGTTAAGGATGACCCTTAAAGGAAAAGATGACGTATCTCATATAGGTAAGAAACTGCAAGAAGGTTGGTCATTCGTTGATCTAGCTGAAGTTCCAGAAATGAGTGCAGCATCTGTCGTGAGAGATGAAGGTAGATACGCAGGGGTAGTCTGTCGTGATGACGTAGGATTAGCAAAAATCCCAACTGGTAGATACGAAGCAAGAAGTAAGTATTACAGAGATAAGAGTACAGCTATGAATGAAGCTATTGAAGCTCAACTTATGGGTGGAAGAAAGATTTCTGGAATGCCTATTTCTAATAATAGTAAATCAAAAGTGATAACAGGAAGACAGCCTAACTTTCAGGACTAATCCTTTTATTACATAATTAAGGAGAAAAAGAATGGCAGCAACTAATGCTCCTCGTGGTCTAGTACTTGCGAGAAAAAATGGTGCTGGTTCTAACTCTACTGGAATTACAACTATTAATTGGAATAACGCTCATTTAGCACCAAGTGCAGGATTACCTAATAATTTATTTACAGGTGATCCTTTATGTTTTCAATCTGCTGTAGGAACTATTGTCGCAGCGACAGTAGCTGTAGGAGTTAAAACTATTGGTGTTTTCCAAGGTTGTAGTTATGTTGATGGTACAGGCGACCAACAATTTAGTAGACAATGGACTGGTGGAATAACAGCTACAGATGTAAAAATCCATGTAGCTTCAGATCCTAAACAAACATACTTTATACAGATGGATGCAACAGTAACTTTCGCAGCTACTATTGCAGGCTATCCACTTAATACTTCGTTTGTAGTAGGAACAGGCTCAACAAGAACAGGTCAAAGTGCTTATATGGCAGATGCTGATGGAGGAACTGTATCGTTCACAGCTATGAGAGTTATAGACAGAGCACCTTGGGATACTGGTGTAGCAGCTTCTGCTACTGCAACAGATGCATTCCCTTGGTACGAAGTACGTCTAAACAACCATATTGATAACTTTGTAACTACAACATTGCTGAACGCATAGGAAAGGAATAATTAAATGGCTATTAATAGATCGAGTATTGCCAAAGAGCTACTTCCTGGACTGAATGCAGTTTTTGGAATAGAGTATGGCGAAGTAAACGAAGAACATAAACCATTATACGAAATAGAATCATCAGACAGAGCATTTGAAGAAGAAGTACTCTTCACAGGTTTTGGTGGAGCACCAGTTAAAAACGAAGGTGCTGCAGTTGTTTATGATGATGCAGCAGAAAGTTATACAGCACGTTATACTGCTGAAACTGTTGCATTAGCATTCGCAGTAACTGAAGAAGCTATGGAAGATAATTTATATGATACTTTTGCAAAACTAAGAGCAAAAGGATTAGCAAGATCCATGGCAAATACAAAACAGCAAAAAGCTGCTGACTTGTATAATAATGGTTTTGCAACCAATCAAGGTGATGGTGTACCAATGTTTAGTGCAGCACATCCAGTTATAGGTGCAGGTACAGTAACTAACATTACTGCAGCTGCTGCAATAGCTGAAGCAACTATAGAAGCAGCAATCATTCAGATTCAAAAGACTACTGATGATCGTGGCATTCTAATAGGTGCTAATGCAGAATCATTGCATATACCTACTGACTTATTGTTTACAGCTGATCAATTATTAAACACTCCAGGTTCAACTGGTACTGCTAATAATGACATCAATGCTGTTAGACACTTAGGTGTAATACCTGATGGCTTCTATGTGAATAGAAGATTTACAGATGTAAACGCATGGTTTATTAGAACTAATGTACCTAATGGTACTAAGATGTTTAATAGAACACCTTTACAAACAAAAATGGAACCAGATTTCGATACTGGCAACTTACGCTTTAAAGCACGTGAAAGATATTCTTTTGGTGTTTCTGACTGGCGTGGTTGGTTTGGAAATCAAGGAGCCTAATTACTAAATATATTGAGGAGAGTAGAAATATTCTCCTCTTTATAATCTAAGGAAAAAATATGTCTACAAATATTACAACAGCTTATTTAAAAGACTCTGGTGTTATTATAGCAGCAGCTTCTGTAACAGCTAATCCAGGTTCTCTTGCAGCTTCTATGGTAAATCGTATTGTAGCTATTCATGCTACTGCAGTAACACTTGCTGGTACATTTGATATAGGAGATGCTAATGGAAGTAGAATGAGATTTGATCTTGGTGTAAATGGTACAGCAGATATCTATATGGGAGAAACAGGACTTAAATGTCAAGGTGATGTAAGTGTTGCAATGCCAGGTGATACAGCAAGTGTAACTTTAATATTAGGATAAACCTATGTCTACTTATGCTTATTTAAAAAGTGATATTATTAATACAATAGAAAATGATTCTACAGAATTTTCAGATCAAATATCTTTTTTTGTTCAAAGAGCTGAGAGTCGTATAATGAAAGAGTTAGATGATGTAGCTCTAGATAGTTATACATCTATTACTTTTACAGCAGGAAATCCAGTAGTAAGTTTACCTGATGGTGCATTAGTTGTACGTAATGTAAACTTTACAACAAGTGCTAGTATCTATGGAGAAGTACAAGGTATTACTCCTTTACTACAAAGAACATATGAATATGCAATAGACTACTGGAACAAACCTACGTCTGTAGGAACTCCACGTTATTATGCACGAAAAACAAATACACAAATTTATATAGTACCTACACCTACTTCTACATTACCAGGTGAAGTTCAATATACAAAACAACCATTAGCTTTATCAAGTGCAACAGGAACAAGTGCAACAACTTCTAATTACTTTAGTGAGAATTGTTATAATGCTTTATTTAATGCCTGTATGATAGAAGCTAATTATTTTATAAAAGATTTTCAAGTAGTTCAAACATGGGAAGCTACTTATAAAAATTCAATAGATGCTTTACGTAATCAAGCAAGACGTACTAGAAGAGATGATATGGAAACACCAGCAAGTCCTGCAGGTGGACCAACACCAGTTATTCAAGGAGCTAATTAATGCCAATAACTAGAGCTAAAATAATGCAAGAAATAATGAAACCAAATACTAAAAAGAAAAAAAAGAAAAAAACTAAAGGGAAAAAGAAATGAGTAAAGAATTTATAATTGGATCACAAGGGAGAACTATAGGAAGTTTAAACTTAGTATCTTCTGATAAACTAACAGGCAAACCAACAGGTCAAGGCTTTGGTGCAGCTCGTAAAGGACCTGCAGTACAAGGTAAAATAGAAGCTGTATCTGACGCAGCTTATCCTCAAGGAGAATCGTTTGAGATAGGTGGAGTTAAAAGCTCACCAATAGCAGGAGTAAAGTAAGTGACAGATTTTAAAGTTAAAAATAAAGATGGCACTATTAATAAAGAAGAAAAAGCTCGTATTAAAAAAAATACTAAACTTATGGAATTAGAAAGAAAAAAAGATATGTTTGGTAAACCTAGGAAAAAAAGAATAACTGAAATTCCTAGAGATGCTGTTATAAAAACAGTAAGAAAAGTAATGTCTAAAATGCCTGGTAAAATAGGTGATCAAGGAAAAAAACAATTAGCATTAAATCGTATGGCTAAAGAAATAGATAAAAAAACAATGGAGAAAAAATCAATGCAAAAAAAAATGTATGGTGGCAAAGTTACTAAAAGACCTATGGGTGGTAAAGTATATAAAGATACTGTAAAAAGACCTATGGGTGGCAAAGTCTACAAAGTAGATAATGCAGGTCAGATGATGGTACAAAGAATGTATGGTGGAAAGCTAGGATTTTAAATGCTAGGTGGTCTACCAGTTGAAATGTTTACTATGTTGGGTTCTAGTGTACTAGGTGGAGTTATGTCTATCTGGGGACAAAGTATTAAAGCTAAACAAGAACAACAAAAGCTTTTAATGGCTAGAGCTAAATTTCAAATGGATGAGATCGACAAAGCAAGAAAGTTTGACAACAAAGGATTTCAATGGACCAGAAGAATTATTGCATTAACTGCAGTATTTTTTATTATTGCCTTTCCTAAATTAGTTCCTGTCTTTACTGATACAAGT